GGCCGGGTGCCGCCGGAGCTGATCGGCGCGGCGAGCGACGGGGCGAACATCACGTACGCGAACGTCGAGCAGCGGGCGATGCATTTCCTGACGTTCACGATGTACCGGTGGATCAAGAAGTGGGAGATGTGGCTGGGTGAGTGCATGCCACCGGGCATTTACGTGAAGTTCGACACCGACGCTTTGCAGCGGGTGGATTTCCTGACCCGGTGGACTGGGCTGCATATGGCGATCGGGTCGCGGATCATGACGCAGGCTGAGGGCCGGGAGATGGCCGACCTGTCCAACCAGCAGGTGGTGACGATGGATCCGTCGATTGAGGCTGAGCTGGACAAGCTGGTGACGCCGACACCGCCGCCGGTGCTGCCCGTCAGGCAGGGGGAGTAAGCGATGGAGTTCAGGTGGGACGGGCCCGCGCAAGTCAAGAAACTCGGCGATGACCCGAGCAAGGGGCAGATCAACGCGCTGTTCGCGATCCCCGGCGACACCAAGTCTGATTCGTCGCTGCCGCATCACACGGTCAGCAGCGACGGCACCGTCGGCGCTGCCGACCAGCAGGGCTGCACCGCGGCGATCGCCGCGCTGAACGGCGGCCGCGGTGGTGTCAGCGCAAGCCAGGCGGAGAAGAACAAGGCTTACAGCCATCTCGCGTCGCATCTGCGGGCGATGGGTGTCGACCCGCCGGAGAAGCAGTTCGCCGCGGGCCGGCCGGATCGCGAGCTGCGTGCGCAGCGGCGCGGCGGGATGCTGCACGTCCCTGAGCGCCTGGCGCTGCAGTTCGGCGCGTCAGGCCTGGAGATGCGCGCCAAGGCGAACGGGACTGGGGGGACGAAGTTCCAGTTCACCGGCTACGCGGCGGTGTTCGATCACCCGTTTGACATGTGGGACTGGTGGGGCGACCCCTATACCGAGGTCGTCAATCAGGGTGCGTTCACCCGGACGCTGGCCAACGGCTGTGATGTGCCGTTCCTCATCGGCCACAACGACGCCGGGATCCCGATGGCCAGGACCAAGTCGGGGACGATGACGCTCGGCCAGGACACCCACGGCCTGTGGGTGGACGTCCCCGGCCTGGACGGTGCGGTTGAGCAGGTCCGTGCGCTGGCCAGCGCCGTCGAGCGGGGCGACTGCGACGAGATGTCGTGCGCGTTCGTTGCCATGCAGCAGGCCTGGTCGCCGGACTATGAGCAGCGGAACCTGATTGAGATGGACCTGCACAAAGGCGACGTGTCCGCGGTGGTGTTCGGTGCGAACGACGGCACTGCGGGGTCGTCGATGGTGGCGTTGCCGGCTGAGCAGCTGATGCTGCGGCGGCCGACCGGGGTCCGGCAGCGGCGGCCGGGTGAGGTGCGGGACGGCGGCGGCTACCCGGACCAGTCCAGCCCCGATTACGACCCGCAGCCGCACGCTGACCAGCCCGGGCAGCTGGTATGCCCGCACGGTGCGTGCACGGATGACGGCTGCGCTTGTGGTGCGCCGTCCTGCGGCGGCGGCTGCCCGGTGACCGGCGGCGCGCTGAACAGCCCGGACGCGAAATGCTGTGACCAGTGCGGCGGGTCGTTGTACTCCGAGGACGGGACGATCATCATCAGCGACGACGGTGTTCCTGACGAGTATTCGGGGGACGTGGCGACGATGATGGCCCGGGCGCGGTCGGAGCTGGAGCTGCGGCAGCGCCGGCTTGCGCTGCTTGCGCTGTCACGCTGAGTCACTTATTCTGCTGATCGTTCGGGCTCGGACTGACAGTCCCGCCAGAGCTGGCCGCCCGCCGGCAGCACCGCAGTAATGCGCTCGCTGTTCGCGAGGTAAGCCACCGCTGGCACACGAGATGACGCGCCCAGTCACCGTCGTCTCGTGAAGTGGGGACCTGTCCCGTGGATGAGCTGATCCGCAAGCTCGAAGAGCGCCGCAAGAAGCTGACCGACCGCGCTGCTGAGCTGCTGACGCTGGCTGCCAGCCGCGAAACGCTGTCGAATACGCCGGAGGAGATCGCCGAGTACGACCGGCTTGTCGGCACGGACGGCAAGCCTGGTGAGATCGGCGAGATCGACGCGCAGATCAAGCGGTTCGCTGAGCAGGCTGAGCGGGAGCAGCGCGCCGCCGCCGCCCGGGCCGGCCAGGGGACTGGCACGGAGACCGGTGCCGCCGGTATTCAGGTGACCAGCGAGCCCACGACCTACGGCGAGTACTCCGGCCACTCGTACTTCCTGGACCTGTGCCGGGTCACCATGAACCGCGGCGACGCCGACGGCGGTGTCCAGGCCGCCCGCGAACGGCAGCAGCGGCATCAGCAGGAACTCAGCGTTGACCTGCCCAAGCGTGAGCAGCGGCGGGCCCGCGACGCCGACAAGATGCTGGAACACCGGCTGTCCGGCGCCGACCTCGAAGGTGGCAACCGCGCTGAGCGGCGCATGGCCCGCCGGGAACGCCGCGCGCTGGAACGGTTCCAGGCATTCGGCATTCCCGCCTACGAGAAGCGGATCATTTCGCGGACTGATGGCCAGGGTGGCTATGAGGTTCCGCCGCTGTGGCTGATCGACGAGTACATTCCGTACCTGCGTGCCGGCCGGACGTTCGCGGACCTGTGGCACAACTTCCCGCTGCCGTCCGGCACCGACTCGATCAACATCCCGCGGTTTGTGACCGGCACCGCGACGGGCACGCAGCCTGGCGACGGCGCGCCGGTTCCTTCGCGGGATGCGGCGGACAACTTCGTGCAGGCCCGCATCATGACCGTGGCCGGCCAGGAAGACGCTGCGATGCAGCTGCTTGACCAGTCGCCGCTGAACTACGACGAGATCGTGTTCCAGGACCTGTCGGCGGACTACAACATGCAGGTCAGCGCGCAGCTGATGCTCGGCAGTGGCTTCCCGCAGCTCAATGGGATGTACCAGAACGGCCAGCTGTGGGGCAACGCAACGCTCGGCACTGGCATCGGGCCAACGACTTCCGGGTTCTACCTGTACGCAAGCGGTACGGCTGCGAACGGGAACCTGTGGACTGGCCCGGGTACATCCGGCACCGCCTACAGCCTCTACACCGCAGCGGGTCAGCTGAAGTCCCAGCTAGGCCGTAACCGGTTCCTGCCGCCTACCGCATGGGTGGCGAACTCAGCCGTCTGGGAGGCCCTGTCGACTGCGACGGACAGTCAGAACCGGCCACTGGTAGTCCCCGACCAGAACGGGCCATTCAACGCGGTCGCCGTTGACCAGGGTCCCGTCGTTGAGGGATTGCAGGGCAAGCTGCTGAGCCTGCCGCTGTATGTGGACCCGAACATTCCGCTGACCTTCGGCGGCACCGGCGCGGTGCAGCCCTACATCGGGGCGGTCTCTAACGGTCACACCGCTCCCTATCCGGGTGCGACCGGCACGTCATCGGGTGGCAACGTCCCGGTGTTCACGCCGCTGATAGCTGCCCGGTGGGATGACCTGTTCTTCTGGGAGGGCGACATCCGCACCCGGGTTTTGTCCGAGGTGCTGAGCGGGTCGCTGGCGGTCCGGTTCCAGCTGTACGCCTACTGCGCGAGCATGCCGAACCGCTACCAGGACAGCTCAGGGAACCTGATGTCCTACGGCAACGTCAACTCGATCGGCACGCTGGCCGCGGCCCTGTCGCAGGGCACTGCGGGCGGTCTCGTCGGCTTCTGACCGGCTCTATTTCGGCTCGAACCTAAGGGAGAGGAACTCCACGTGGGAGACACGACTAGCGGCCGGTACCCCGACAGCGAGGAAGAGTGGCTGCTCGACGGCATGCCGACGCCGCCGTACCGGCGGACGATCAGCCGCCGCGACATCACGGCGACCTGGCAGCCTGCCACAACCGCGTACCTGAACGTGTTCGCGGTGCCAGTGCAGGCCGGTGACATCTTCGACTACATCTCCTTCGCCGTGAAGACCGCGTCAGCGACCCAGACCCATGCCTGGGCAGCGCTCTACAACGGTGTCGGCACTGGCGCGGCACTGCAAGCGCAGACGGCAGACGTCGGTGCGACGGTGCTGGCCGCGTCTACCGCCTACAAGTGGCAGCTGGGCTCCCCTGTGTCGAACATCGGCACCGTCGGCACGCCGCAGGGTCCGAGCACGGGCGTGATCGTGCCGCAGGGGCCTGCGGTGTGGGGCATCGCGTTCTACGTCGCGGCGACCACGTTGCCGGTCCTGGATGGCATGGCCGGCGGCGCAGTCCTCGGCGAGGTCGTCGTGTCTGGCCAGGTGCCGATCGCGTCGACCGGCGGCTCAATCGGCGCGACCGCGACGGCGCCGTCGGTGCTGCCGACGATGACGTCGCTGGCTGGCGCGGTTCCCTACCTGCTTCTGTCGAGGAACTGACCGTGGTTGTCCCGGCCCGCGCCGACATGCTCGGGGCACTCCGCGAGGAGCTGGCCCTGGCCGAAGGCTACGGCGACCGGGACAACGCCACCCGCTTGCGCACCCAGATCGCCCGGCTGTCCGCCGGGACCCCCGCCAATCCCCTGAAGGAGACCAGAAGGAATGAGTTTGCAGACGGTGTACGAGAGCCTGAAGCAGCACTTCGAGACCATCGAGGCCGAGGTCAAGTCCAAGCTGGAGAACGACCTGCCAGTCGTGGCCGAGTACGCGCAGAAGGAAGCGTCGAATCCGGCGATCGCGGCACTGGCCGCCGCGGTGCACCTCGGCGAGGTGCCTGAGTTCCTGCAGACGATCGCGGACATGGTCACCAAGGCCGACGCTGCGATCGCTCAGTCCAAGGCCGCCGGCGCGGCCGAGGCCACCGCCGCGCAGCAGCCCACCGAACCCCAGCCGGAGCCGGAGCCCGCACCCGCGGGCTGACCCCCCCTGAGCCCGGGCGGTCCCGGCCTGGCGGGTGCGTAGCCTTTGGCTCCCCTCGGGCTGCGCACAAAGGGGAATCCGGGACCGTCCCGGCCACACCCGGTGAGAGGAGGTGAGCGGCATGCCAGCGGTCACACCCTGGTACACGGGAGCGCAGGTGCCGCTCACCTGGGTCAACACCGACACCAATGGCAACCCGCAGGACGCCGGGTCGCTGTCGTCGGTATCGGTCACCGTCTACCAGCCCGACAGCACCACCGTCACGCCCACGGTCACCCGCACCGGCACCGGCACCTACGC